CTAGTGAATACTACCCCAAAGTTCGCCTACTCCATGATTAGGCGGAGCGACACCGTTCCATGTTCTTACTGGCAGATATAGTCGTTCGCCTTCAAAGCCGTCGTAACCCACCCAAACATGACCGTCTTGCAACATTACTTCATCGTAATTAATACTTGCGCCTGCTGGCAACTTACCTGCTTCATTACCATCAATACGGAATGGACCAACGTGCCATACTTGAATAGGTTCATTACCATTTTTGAATGTAGCTTGTTCATTTTTCCACCATGTGCCGTGTTTATTTTGTTTCCAGTCTGTAGTTTTAACAGTATGCTTTCCTGTATGTTTAGCCACTTCACTTTTAACATCTTTTTCGTTAATTACTTGCGCATTGCCTGTTTGAAGTTTTCCGCCGTTATAATAATGTTTAATACGGTTGATAAAGTAATCCTTCATTTTATTCTGATTCGCTTCTGTATACTTGGCTCCTTTGCCGACATGCAATTCCCATGAACGATGTGGGCATGATGTACCAAAGAACTCGTTATGCAGTCGTACTGTGTTTCGGTTAACTGGTAAGTCGTAAGACTTCATGACATCAGCAACAACTTTTAAAGTTGCTTCTTCGTTCTCTAAGAATAGCTTGTCTGATAAACGACCTGGGTATGACTCACAAATTTCGAATCCGATCAAATTACCGTTTGCCCATTGATGACCACAATGCCACTCAACGTAGTCTGTTGGATGATACCAAAGCACCTCGTTTCTATTAGCATACACACTTGCCCAACCATTAACATGTGTATCATTATTTTCGCGTGCGTATAACCAAGGTAAATATTGAGCAGGTGTCATACTTCCGTAATCATTATGGATAACCACGCCTTGAACACTTGGCTTTGGAGCTGTAATTTTATTACCTTTGATATGGTTAGAATAAATATGTTTCAATTGTTTCTCACTTCCATTCTTAGATTTATCTTGCTTTGCATTCAGCTTACTAATATCGTACTTTTCGATTGGCAATCCACTGCATACTTCTGCTTTCTCATCATTTAAATCTGTTCCTTTAGGACGTAATTGTAAATGAAGATGTGCATTCATAGGATTATCATAATAGTTGGATGAACCTTGCAGTCCTACAATGTCGCCTTGATTGACTTTATCACCTTTTGAGAATCGTAATGAATTACGTTGCAAGTGGCCATAGATCCAATCATTGCCATTGGCATCTCTGATTTCCACTGTGCCTCCAAAATTGCCATGTGTTTCAGAAGTGACTACTGTACCGCTTGTAACTGCTGGGATGTCGTTAGTTGCGTTAGAATACAAATCAAACGCTCTGTGGTAACCGTTGCAAAATGAATCGTAGTTTACTCCGTTTTCTTGGTAGTTACGGTAACCATAATTGTTTGGATAACCATCATATTTACGTGGGTCGGATGAAATCTTCCAACCTTTTTTAGTAAGGTAATCGATAGCAGTTAACATCTATTTCAATCCTTTCTCTTTTAAATAATCCTCTTGATCACGTGCTGATTTCTTCACAATAAACGTATTCTTCCACACACCATATGCGACTAATGCAAGCGGTAATCCAGTATTGATTACATTAATCCATGCATCTACTGTTCTTGGGTTAATCCATTCCGCGCTGATTCCACTTGCTTGTAAAGCAAGGTATAACGCCCCGAGAAAACCACCGATTAAACCTACAAATTGCTTTATTTTATCTTTCATTGCTTACACCTCCTATAAATAAAAGGGTTACCGCCTAAGCGATAACCCCGACTAAATGACTATTTACATTTACCAAACCAGAAACACTCCCAAAAACTTGCACCAAATGTCATAAATTTAAACATGATATCACCTCCTTTTAAATACCTAACAAACTACGTAAAAACGCTAATAACAGTGAACTGCCTATTGTTGCTACCGTCCCTAAAAGAAGGTATTTTACTTGCTTAAAGTCTTTTCGACTTTCTTCATCCTTTTTTTTGTTTAATTCTCTCTCTCGATTGATTGAGTCAAGCGTAAAATTCATTTTTTGATTCACTAAATCTTGAGAATGTTGTCCTTTTTTTATATCGTCCAAAGAGCTGAATATCTTTTTATTATCTTCTTCAAGACGATGTATTCGTCTCTCATGGTCTGCTCTTTGGTACTCATTCGGCATAAGACCACCTGCTTTCTATAAAATAAAGAACCGCAATCAATTAGACTGCGATTCTCTTAAGTAACAACGTCGTATACTTCACCTGTTGGATTAGCTATAGGATTATCGGGCAATCCTTCCAATCGTTTCGCATTCAATTCCTCAATCGTTAACAATTCTTCACCCTCTTTTAATCGGAGGTGTTCCCCGTCGAAGTATACCTTGTCGAATTGTCTTGCAATTCGTTCGGTAGTTTGCAACACTTTGTCGTATGATTTTGTCGGAACGATATTACTACCGCCGAGTACAATTTCATAATGACCATTTCGGATTTCTAAATACAATGTCCATACCATTGTGTTTACCCCCTCATATGCACACGCAGTGTTCGCATGCGTGCAATGTTTTTAGTGTTTCCACTCTCGTTTTTTATTTTTAAATAGAAATAGAGCGGTTTATACGTTGGCGTACCTAAGTCAAGCGTTATATTTCCTTGTTGAGTCGATATGTTATTGCCCGCAAGTACAGATTCTTGCGCTGATACATTTAAGTCGCCAAATTCCTCAATACGTAAACCTACATTACCATGAGAATTTTCACTTTCAGCACCCCAATCAGCAAGGTAAGTAAATGTAATGTAACGTGCTGAATGCTCTGCATAAACTACATTGAAGATCTCAAAGTTTGTACTCGATGTACGATAAAATCTTCCGTCGAAGGTGACAATTCCGTCAGCATAGAATGAAATGGGCTGAACGTCAAATGACATTGACGGTATACCATCTTGCATATAAACAGCACCGTCCGGTCGAGTAATATAAAGACCTCTCGGTCTGATAAATGTTTGTGACTTCGTTGTATTACTTGTTGCGCCTATCTCTTGTCCATTCATATATATTAAACTGTTTTCACCGACGATTGTTACTAACTGCGTATTGAGTGTTCCAGTAGTAATCGCGTCTGCTACCATGCCTTCTGCAGTCAGCGCAGTTTTCGCTGTATTTCCTCCATCAGTTGATAACATCCACCCACTGCTGTTCATTGTCACAATATTATTTGGGTTATTTTTATCAACCGAATGAATACCCATATCATCAAATAATAACTCGCTTGATGTGTTTTGGATTTTACTTACCATAGAACGACTAACAATATCTAATGCAGCAAAAGGTAATGCTTTTATACCTGCCATTATTTCTGAAAACTCTTTTACGGTAGTCTGCAGTGAAGACTTGTAAGCATCTGTCATACTAGTTGTCCCGAAAGTGAGTTTTAAATCAATAATTTCTTTTTTAGCACTGTATTTCACTTCTTTTTTAACCACTCGTACTTCAACATCTTCTTTGATACGTTCATCTACTAAAAATACGCGATCACCTAAAACAGTGTGTTGATAGTCATATCCTTGTCTTGATAAATCATAAATATCAGCAGAAAAACTGATTTTTAAAGATTCATCTACAATACGTTCCATTTCTTTACGTAAGGTACTCGCTACTTTTACACGTCCATCACGCAAAGGTGGCGCCCACTTTTCACCATAAACAGAAGCTAATGGGCTGATGTAGGTATCCTTTAGTAACGCTTTACCGTCTATATCTTTTTCGTCTTGGTCATAGTTCCCGTAACCTCTAATTGCTGTAAAAAACTCTTGCGAATCTGTTTCTTTAACGATATTCGCAGCGTTTAATTTATACCTGAATTCATAATTGGTATCGTTGCCGATTTTGTCATATAAATAAACAACATTACCAACAATTTTAAATTCAAAGCCGTATCGTTTAATACCTCGTTTAAACATGCTCAATTTACTTTCTCCATCACCCACACCTTCCCACATCAATGAAGCTGATGAACCATTAATCATTACAGTAAAAGGTGTATTTGCAAATACTAAGTTGAAAAATTGAACATCTGTAAAATATTGATCATAACGTTTATACACTCTTAACTCATCTAATCTTTCAATCACTTCTGGGTTGGCAATGATGTCAACGTAAAAACTATTACCTTTCGTGACTTTCTTCGAATAAACGATACGATACTCATTAATGCCAACAATATCTCCGATAATCCAATGTTCTAAATCGGTTGTTTGACTTAAAAATTCCCTGTGATTTTTATCATAGGGAATCTGCATTCTTATACTATCATTCGTATTCAACTCATCAATGTGTTCGAAATCTGTAAATAGCGTGTACTCATTTCCTTGCAAGTCTCTTATAAACATCGAATCACCCTTCTAATCAAACTTCAGTACGCGGCTCTATAAGCAATGAATTTTCAACTGCCGTTACGCTGCTTTCAGAAGATGCTGTTACTATAGAGTAATCGCTTCCGTTTGAAACACAGTTGATTAAATGCATTTTTGATGCTCCTAGATTTCCATTTTTAAAACTAGCGTTAGAAATAGTACCTTTTGATGCTCTTGAATGATGTGAGTGTACGCCGATATTCACTGACACTGTACCTTCATTGACATCAATCACATTAGGACCACCGTTGTTATAATATTCTCCGTTAATTCTCATAATGTGTCCGCCATCGTGCATAGTCGAACCGTTGTTCTGGTCAGCACCATTACGTCCGTTGTCGTAACCTTTGCAATCAATTTCAATAACTTTAGGTAAAACACCATTTTTAATATGGTAATTAAAACCGTCCATTGTTGCATGTTTAGCTACGCATCTTTGTATAATATTGAAATCATATCCCTCAATACTTAATGCGTTACCGCCACTGCCAATAGAAAAATAGCAGTCTTTTGCAAAGAAGTTCTTACCTGCTGTCGTTGCGATTAATTTAACACTATTAGTAAATCTTATGTTTTCAAAGTAAACTTTAGCATTATCAGTGATTTTTACTGCATCATTAAACATATTAGGAAGAATTTGATCGTCAGGAACTCTGGAATCATGTGTACGAATGTATATATTATTAGAACTGTCAATAAAATATGTGCCTGCTTTTTGCGATACTTCTTCCACACTATTCACTTTATCTAAGAATTTGATGTCATTCATATTGTGATAATCTATTAATTCAATTACACTAGTAGCATTTGCTTGATAAACATTTGAGTACGTAGAATCTTGACTCCAAATCAAACCGTCACGGTGTGCACCGATTAATACTTTACCTATACCTATCAAATTAAACGGCTTACTTTGTGAGAAACCACTGAATCCGTCAGTCCATCCGTATACACCTTCGTTAACTATAATTTCATCTGCATCACCATATCTAAGTGCTCTATTAATTGATTTGAACGGTAACGATTGTGTCCCCGGGTTAGAATTATCCCCTTTCTTTACATCTACATAGTATGTTTTGGTCACTGGATTTTTATTAACTGACACATCATAATCAATCGAAGTATTACCGCTATAAGATGTTGCTACTTTAAAAGGTACTACAATTTTTAAGTCCGATGGAGGTGTGTAATTTTCAAAAGTATTATATACCTTTTCGTAAAGGGCGTTCTTTTGAGATGTTTCCTTAACAACTTTTTGTAAGCTGTCAATCCTTTCTTTTAATGTATCGCTAGTAACACCATCTAAATCAACTCTTGCTTGTATAACTTCAGCATCACTTGTACTTTCTTCTAAAATCAACTGATTTAATTGTTGCTGAACGTTAGTATTTTGCGAATTAACTTCTTCTGCTTTTTCAAGAATTATTTTCGCCTCTTCTGATAATGACATTACTTTGTTTAAGTTTTCAAAGACAAAGTTAAAATTCATTTCATCTAAAGCAGTTTTATCTGTAAGTTTCTTATCAACATCAGTAAAGTCAAACAAAAGTTTTTCTACAAGACTGAAAAGGAATTCGAAATTACTGTTAACGCCGTTTACACTCCTTCTATCAAAAAAACCATCTAGTATATGTCTGTTAACCAAATTATTCCCTCCTATACGTAATAAAACGGAAAGTCAAATTGCACATCTGCAACGCTACCACCGCTTATTTTAAATTTATTGATACCTGGTACAATACTGATGAACTTTCTGTTTGTATCTCTTAACTTGTTATTTATTAAGCCGACCAGAACTTTTGTACCGTTCAAATCTACGGTATTTCCTGTTCTCGGCTGTTTATACTCAAATTTTTCACCTGTAGTTTCATTGATCAAAACAAAGTTGCCATCCGTTACTAAGCTAGATAACCTAATATTCAACTTCATGTTTTCAGGCTGAACCGTAACATTACCAGCGTTCCAAACTTCAAATGATGTATCCGTAAAAGTATATTTGAACCTATCGACATTTAAATTATCGACAGTACCAAGTTTTCCGAAATCTAAATTGTTACTGTTTTTCTCAACGTCTTGCGTTGTATATGACGTTTCCCAGTAAGGTAATTCAACAGTTTCAAATTCAACTTCGAATTCAAACCATAAATCATCTACACTCTGCACTATTTCACTCACATTACGCACTTTCAGTTGCTTTCCTCCGACAAGTCTCGGCTCGCCTAAATTCATATCCCCAGTAGTTTTACCGATACTTTCATATTTAATAGGTTTATCGCTATCGTAAGTCAATCTCATTTCACGAATGTAATACGTACCGTAAAACAACTCATTGATTGCATCTCTAAGTGCCGCAATATCATAACCATACTTGGTTTTTGCTTCCACAACCAATTTCGCTTTTCTGTATTCATCATCAAAACCATAATCAACGCGACGATTCATACCGTCACCGTATTCAAACCTTTGATTTTGATTAATAGATCCAACAATAAAACTGGAAACGCTCAATGCGTCCCCAGTCAATCTATTGTTGCTTATTAAAAATTCTTCGTTATCTTTGACTATCATTAAATCAGTATAGTTCAAGGCTTATATCCTCCTTTGCATACGCTCTTTAGCAGATTCATCATCAACATAAGTTTTGATTGCTGGTAAGTCAGATTCATTAGTGATATTGATAATCGGTCGAGCAACTTCAACACCATTTGTAATATCAGAACTTACCGCACCATTAATCTTGTCACTCATTCCATTGATGTCTTTGTCCATTTGTGGATTAATTGACTTTAATTCTGGTGCATATGCTTTCTCCATTTGATTGGCCATATTTTCGACTTCACCAACAACATTACTTGTCATTTGATGTATACCGATTGCCAAACCTTCACCTGTATAATTACCGATTTCCATAAACACACGTGAAGGCGAGTGTATACCTAATGCCGACTTAGCAGCGCTCACTGCATTTGATACAACTGAACGTGCAGCGTTAGCTATATTTCTTGCCATTGCTTTAACACCATTAATCATACCTTGAATCAAGTCACGTCCGGCGCTCATCATATCGCCCACAAAACCTCTTGCAGCACTTACCATTCCAGAAACACCAGAAGTTACCGCACTCATAGCATTGCTCATACCACTTGATATCGTTGATACAACATTCGAAATCGCACTAGCGATTGCTGACACAATACTTGACCAAGCTGATGTGACAGCACTTAAAATGCTACTCATAATCGAACTTGCAGTACTCAACGCACTACTAAAACCAGATGATACTGCAGAAACTACTGAACTTATAGCGCTAGATACTGCGGAAACTATGCTCGACCACACAGAAGATATTACACTCATAATGGAACTCATAATTGATGAAGCTACGCTAAGCATATTGCTAAATCCTGATGATACAAAGGAAACTATACTTGAAACTACAGAAGATACTACTGATACGATACTTGACCAAATAGATGAAATAACACTCATAATACCGCTCATAATCGATGAAGTTATACTCATCAAACTTGACCAACCAGAAGACACAAACGATATTACGCTAGATACAACAGAACTGATTGTACTTACTAGAGCAGACCAAATTGCCGAAGCTATAGCAACAAGACCTGTCCATGCGGCACTAGCAGTCGTAACTATTGTTTGCCAAATTGTAGACAAGATCGTCCCCAAGTTTTGAATGGCGGTCACAATAGCAGTTACAATCATATTCCAGATTGCTGAAGCTACTGCAACTAATGATGTCCAAATTGTTTGTGCTGTAGTAACAATCATAGTCCAAATTGTCGATAGGATTGTGCCTAAATTCTGTACTGCAGTTATGATAGCTGTAACAATTAAATTCCATATCATACCGGCAATTGCCACTAAAGAGTTCCAAATAGTTTGGGCAGTTGTGACAATAAAAGTCCAAATTGTAAGTAAAAAATCACCTAAGTTTTGAACCGCAGTAAGTATTGCGGTTACGATAGCATTCCAAATAACAGAAGCTACCGCTTGCAATACAGCCCATTGTGTTTGTGCGCTTGTAACGATTGATTGCCATAGTGAAGATAAGAATTCAGCCAAAACGCCAAAGATATTTTGTGCTGCTGTAACAATTGCTTGCCAAATTTCAGCACCTGCTGCTTGTAACGTCTGCCAAGCACCTTGCCAATCGCCGGTTAAAACTTGAAGTAAAGCAGTGATAGTACCTACGATTAAATGCATCGCAATAGTGATAACTGCCTTTATTAGTTCCCATGCTACTTTGACAATCGTAACTAAAACATTCCAACCGGCTTGGAAAATAGGCGCTAAAACTCCTATTGCGGTTTCGACTATAACTACAATTTCTTGCCAAGCTTGAGAAAAAGTATTTTTTAACGTTTGTAAGGCATCACCGACATAACCGAATTGTCCCATTAAATCTTGTACATATCCGACAACGGCGTTCACCGCATCCATAACCGCATTTTTAACGGTGTTAAATGCATCACTAACAGCTGTTCTTACAGTTTCCGAAGAATTCCATAGAGCTACAAAAATACCTATCAATGCTACAATGACTCCGATTACAATCCATACTGGACCAGTTATCGCACTGAATGCAGCAGCTAGAGTACCTAAAATACCTTCTACAATGGAGCTTGTGGCTAAAAACTCTATAAAAGCTCCGATTAATGGTACTATTACAGTCATTACGAATTGAATAGCTGGATACAATGACATGAAAGCACCAGCTAAAATCGAAACTACACCTAATATAGCTCCTATAATAGGTTGAGCTTCTGTTAATTTTTTCAACCATTCAGTGAAAGCTAACACCGCATCCAGTACAACAGCGCCTAGTGGAGCCATAGCAGTAGCGACATTTATTATAATTCCTACAAGGTTCCCTAAAACTCCTAACACTTTAGGTCCATTCGTTTGTACATAGTTCATAAACTGTTTAAAACCGTCACTTGCAGCTATTTTTGCACTCCACGCTTCAAATCTGTTCGCCATTTCTGCTAAAGATTGGAAAATTAATTGCGAGTTAGGAGCAAATGCTTTCATCAAGTTGAAGATACCTTTGAATGTAGATCCAAAGATTTCGCCGATAAGCGGTAAGTTAGTTTTAACATAATTAGTAAAATCTTGAATTGCTTGCGAACCTTCAACGCTTGTAGCCCATTTGTTAAATGATTCGCCCATTTTAGCGAACCCTTGCGAAACCCATTCTGTTAAAGGTGCTAAATTAGTAATAACTGCGATTAAACCGCTACCGAATGAACCGGCAGCACTTAACATATTATTAAATACTTTTACACCAGTAGTTCCCATCATGTCAAAGAAGTTAGAGGCTACTTGTGAAGTTTTAGCCCAATTCAACATTTTACTGCTAGCTTGTTCCATTCCTTGTGCTACACCGCTTAAAAATGGCGTTAAACCTTGCAAAGCAACCTTAGCAGTGTTTATACCGTTTGCCAGTGTATTAAAAATTGCTGATTGATTCTGGCTGACAACGCCAGTCCAAGCAGATTTTAAGTCATCTACAGCAGATTGATAGTTTTGTACCTCTTTAGTTACTGATAACGTGCCGTTCTCTACCATTTTCAATGCACTGATTGCCATAGCACCAAAACCTACGACACCTGCGCCAGTAATCGCAAACGCATTTGCTAAACCTAATGCGCCGCCACCTACAACACCTATAGCATTCATCACTGCCATTAAAGCAGGTACTACAGACGCAATCGCAGGTACTAAAGCAGTGATAGATGATAAGAACATTCCTTTAAAAACATTCGCCGCAACTGTACCAGTGGTTCTAATATCGTTAGCTAAGGCGTCCATCTTATCACTATAGCTATTCAAGGCTTTATCGATAGCTACTAGACCTCGTTTGAATGCGTTAGTATCTAAATCAATTTTCTTTTCAATCTTATTTGCTTCAAATGCTGCCAATCTGGCTTGCAATGCGGCTAATTCCGCTTTGAACAAACCCGTTTCAAGTTCGACTCTTTTTTCTATCGTATCGCTCTCAAATGCGTTAGCTTGTGCATTAGCCATTGCGAGTTTTTGTTGCAAATCAGCTATATTTGCTTTTAAATCTTTTATTGCGTCGTTACTTTCATATTGCTTCGCTAAGGCTTCGGCTTGCATCAACTTTTGTTTCAAATCATTGATAGTAGCTTTTAGTTCCACTTCCACATCATCTGGCAAGTTTTCTGCCATAGCCATAGCCTTGTGAATATCACGTTCAAAGTCGCTTATATCTGCTTCTATTTCTGCGATAAAGCGTGCTACATCATCCAATCGCAATCCCTCCTTTATTTATCTATTTCTTTTTGCTGTCTAACCAGCGTTGAAGTGCTTGACGTTGTACTTCTCTTGTTTTGCGTTTAATCCACTTTTCATGCGCTTTGTCATGTTCAACAGAAGTTTCTGTCTTATCTATCAATTGACGTTCATGTTCAAGGTTTTTAGATATTTTCTTGATATCTTTACCGCCCGAAAGTCTAGCTTGCATGATAGATTGTGTTCGTAAATCTTCTAATGTGTCTAAACGTCTGTGTCTTGCACCTTTGATATACAACTCCCATTCTTTTATCGTGAGTTGATCCAATTCGTGAATAGGAATATAACCTAGTAAACGAATTGAAGTTTCGACAATATAGTCGTAATCTATACCGCTTTGTTGAACAGATTTTCGCCCGTTACGTTTTTGTACATTTGATTGAACGTGTCCAGTTCTTTCTCTTTGCCTTTGCCGTTCTGATACATTGTGTCGATTAAGTTGTTGATCTTTCCCTTAACCATACCGTCGTTTCTTAATGTATTTAATGCACCTTTGAATAGAGAATCAATCTCGCCATTTTCTTCTGCATATTTTTCAATAGCATTTTCTACTTCGATTAATGACGGTTTTTCTTTTGTTAAATTAGATACAGCGCAGTACCAGAATTGAGATAACTTTTCTGGGTCTTGTTGGATTAATCCTAAAAAGATACCTGTAACGCCATCACCTTTAGTTTTAACGCCGTCTTTTTCAGTCGCTTCTGCGAATTGTTTTGCTTCACGTACAAATGCAATTGAACCTTTAGCTGTGTATTCTTTACCGTTAATATTTAATGTGTTTGTCATAATTTAATTACTCCTTTTAGTTAGAAAATAGATAAATAAAAAAGGGGGCAATCGCCCCCGAATGAAAATTAGATGTTTTGAGTAGTAGCATCCTCTGCGTCGCCTGTAGCTTCGCCGATAGACTCGTAAACGATTGCAGATGCAACAGAAGGGTCAATGATTTCCGCTGGTAACTTCGGCTCATAACCGTCAGCAGAATTCAATTTAACCTTTAATGATACTTCGATATTCTCATCTTCATCATCTACTTCTAACGTACGTCCATCTGGAATAACATAAGCGAATGTCGCATTGTGTCCTTCTACTTCTGTTTGTGTAGCATCATCAGTGTATTTAACCACATCATTATTGATAATCCAGAAGCGCATTTGTTTACCGTACTTACATGCTTCTTTGAATTTTTGGTCACCTTTAATATTTTTATCGTATGGGAAAGTAACTTCGATTGTTTCTTCTACAACACCTGCAGACCAATCTTTACGATTACCTCTGATTTTTTCTCGTAATTCATTTTCGAATTCATGCGAGAATTCACTTGTTCCTGCTAAAACGAAGTCAATCGCTTTTGCTTGTTCGATTGGTGTATCTGCTGGAATACCAATAAGGGTCCATTTATCTACTGCCATTTATATCCACTCCTTAGTTTTTATATCTCAATTTATGATCTACTGTATAAGCAATTCGTAAAATACCATGTTGCGTTTCACCGTCAACATCAGTAATTACTTGTTGAGTATCTATTCTTGTTTCTTTGCAACTGTAATAATCCATTATCGGTTCTTTTTGTGCATAATATGACAAGTCAGAAAGTAATCCGCGTGTTTCATCCACAACCAAATACTGGTTATCGTTATTTCTATGGAATAAGTGGAAGGTAATCGCAATTCTCTCTATATGACTATTGCTGCGATAAGTTGGCAGTGTGTTCGTTTCACCCACAACTACATAAGTCAGTTGAGGTACATTGTTGCCATTTTCATCTATACCTATGTCGGTTTGCATACGGTCAAAAATGTTCTGTTCTAATTTTTCGAATAATGGCGACTTGTACAAATTTGTCATCACTGCCCTAAATAATGATTGTTCAGCTGTTCTGTATATAGCTTGCATGTGTCTTACCTCCCTTAATCAAAATAACTTTTAAAATATTGGCGTGCGATATCTAACGACGGATACCAGAAAGGTTGCGCAACCATACCACGAGTAGTATAGAATCTACCGTCTTTAAAATAAGTCCAAGGAATCTTTTTAGCACGTGAGCCTCTAGTAGCATATACACCAGTACCGAACTCGACGTATACAGCATGATTGGCACCGACTTTGACTTGGCCGTGAAAACCACTGATTGACATATCAATTGAGTTTTTCAATGCACTTGTATCAACTGGTGCCATACTAGACGCGTTACTGTGTAATAAAGCTGTCGTCTCTGCTACACCACGTTTAGCCTCGCTTAATACTTTGGCTTTGTACTTTTGAAGTCCTCTACTTATACTATTAGCCATATTCTACACTCTCACCAATGGCACTCTGTTTATTTCATGTTGGCCGCCTTGGTCCTCTAAATCACCATTCAGCTTGTAACGAACACCTTCAAATACAATGACATCAGAGCGCTTGATATCCACGTTATACGGTACATAAAGCATTCTTGATAATTCAACACCTAATGCTTTGAACTCTGCTTTCTGCGATGTGCTAGGCGTGTCTAAAAAAGCAGTAGCATTTGTTGTTGTTTTATCTTGTATTTGTTTAGGTGGATAAGTTGAAGTGTCGTTAAGAGTTGTTACACGTTCTATAGTGATTTGATGTGGAAACTCATCAATAAACATAATTTCCACCCCAATTTACCTTTCTATATTGTTTTAACTTGTCATATAAATGTTGGTCATCGCTATCTTTATAAGTATAGCTGACCGTCCCCATAGAACGACCAGCTAGATTACTGTGTTTATTCAATCTTGTTGCGATACTGTGAGCAATAAATTCTTCTACTCCATGAGGCAACGATGATGCAAACGACCTATGGCAATATTCTTCAGCCACTTTTAAATAATGAGGAATTAATAAAACAATTTCTTCGTCTTTAGAAGTATCTTGTAAATCCCACTCATTTATTAACTTAACTTTTAGTACATCCATGGTTTTACACCTCATTCATCTTTCAGACGTTCAAAAAAAGGTAATTTATACCCTGCTTTTTTAAGTCGCTTTTCAAAATCTCCGATGTACTTAACTGTTTTATTAACCTCTGTTTCAGCATTAAATAATTGTCCATCTTCTTTATTCTTGCAGTCTTTAATCACCTTAAATTTTGCCATTCAATATCACCTCTTTATTAGGCTGTTGGTGTTGATTCAGTTGTTTCTGCTCCTGATGTTAAAGGCACTTTAACTACGCCATCTAAACGTTCTGGGAACATTAATACACCTGATACCACTAATGTTTGGTGTGTTAATGTCTCTTGATGTACAAAGTGCGTCATACCTACCAAGCCTGTTGAGTCAGAAGTTAAGTCAAACGCTTGACCTAGATCTGAATTGCCTGCAGGAATGTAAGCAATAACCAAATTCTCTGCAGCAGTTGCATAGATGTTACCTTGCTCAACTTGAGTTGATGTAAATACAACAACACCTGTTGCGTCTGTGTAGTAATTCAGTCCGAATGAAGTTTCTAACGTTAATTTTTTATCAGCAATTGCTTGTGCTACGTCCATTGGATGCGCAAATACAACAACACGGATAGTGTCATCTTCAAAAATTGTGTTTAATGCACCCCATGCTGAAGCTAACGCACCTTGCAATCCATTACTTGCATTTAAATTAGTTTGAGCGCTTCCTGATTGGACTAAAGTGAATAAATCTTTTCTCATATTTTTTTGCACTTCTTTAATAAGTGCTTCATCAGTAATGTCAATTGCAGAGTTTAAACCGTATTTTTGAATCGCTTCACCTGATGTTGATTTACGATATTTTGATAGTTTAATCTCTTTTGTTTCAGCAACTTTAGGCGTTACGTTAGAAAGTGGGATTAAATCACCTTCAGCTACATTGCCATCAGCCAAAGTCACTTCAGGTTTACCTAATAATTCGATTTGCATACCGCTTTGTACAGGGAATAAACGAGAAATCCCTAAAGCTTCGCGGAAATCCTTTAAATTCTCTTCAAATCGATAAGTAAAATCAATTGATTTAGCTTTAAAGTTATCTAATGTAGCTACAGTTTGTAATCCCGTTTCTGGATAACTAGGTGTAGCAAAGTGCTGTAAGTTTAATTTTAAAAAGTTTGTTTTGTCCATATTACATTCTCCTTTTAGTTAAATAATTGAATGTTATCTTCAATTGCTTTTTGTCTAGTAGTCGGATCTTTGATTTTCATAATTTCCTCTTTAGAGAACCCTTTGTTGCCATCACTAGCTAACGGAGTTCTACCTTTTTTAACACTTGGTTGTTCAAATAAATAGGGCTTTGATTCTTTTAAAGCACTTACTTTTTCTTCTAATCCAACCACTGTATCACCATCAAGTTTTAAATCTGCCTTGTCGATAAAAGCTAAAATGTCGTCTGGGTCATTAGCTTCTTTTGCAACAGCAGTTTTAATAGCGTTATTGATTTTTAAATCTTTCATCTTAGTTTCAAATTCAGCATTAGAATTTTTGTATTCTTCCAATTCTTTTTTTAGTCCTTCATTATCACCAACTTTATCTTGCAGTTCTTGAATTTGTTGGTCTCGGTTTGAGATTTCAGTATTAGCTGCATCTAGCTGCTCGTTAAGCGATTCCTCTTTGTTTTTATAATCTCTTAAAGAATCATGATGTTCATCAATAATCTTTTGAACTGTTTCTTCTTCCAAACCTAAACCGCGTAAAAATTCTCTTTTCATATTTATTACTCCTCACATTTTTGATAACACTGGTCTTATCCAGCACGAGTTTGCACCTTTTAACGCCTTAAGCATTTTTGGGCATAAAAATAACCGGCAATCTCACGACTGTCGGTTAAATAATTAATTCTTTTTTACATGCATACCTTTTCTATCGATACTTACAATAGATGTATCACTTTTGTTCAGTTTCTTAAGTTCTTTTTCAATATTTTTCAAAGTGTTATCAATACTTTTTAAATAACGTTCTGTTTTGTCTGCCATTATTATTTAACCTTCTTCCTCTTACCATTAGGTTTATATGGATATTCTTTACCTGTACGTTCCTTGTACCAATCCATATATGTAACATAAGGTATCTGTTTTGTTTTATTGTTCTTGTCTCTTGATGCTCTTATTTGAGGTTTCATACCATTCACAGTATACAACTTCTTACATCTGCAATTGATGTTTTGTTTAGCACTGTCTACACCGACGAGTAAGCGTGGTGCTTTTCCAGTGGATAAACCTACTGTGAAGTTGCCATTCTCATCTTCTTCTACACCGTCATGATGTGCATGTGATGGTCTTGTACGACTATCTAACGTAGCATCCCAATAGCCTTTGATTCTAGCACCGTTTTCTTTAGCAACATCTTCTGCGTCTACTTGCGCTTGTGATTGAGAACGCCCACCTTCTGTACGTGCTACTAAACGTGCTTGCTTTTCTGTCATACCTACATCCTTTTCAATAGTTTCAGCAATTTCATCATAACTATTGCCACCCATTAAGCCAGTCGCAGTATGCACTCTGATTCTTTCAAGCACTTTGTTTCTATGTTTCTCTAATGTCTTATCAAGGTTAATCTTTTCCACAGGTTGATTCAATGCTTTCTGAATGACTTTATCATCTGGCAGAGTGAATGACATTTGAATATCAGATGTCTGTTCAATCAGATACATATGAGACATGAAACCGTCTAAGTAAACAGCTTGTTGTGTTTCTTTGATTTCTTGTTTGATTTTCTTAAACTCATCATCAAGCATATCGCCCATTTTATCTAACATCTTGTTGTAGCGATTATATTTGTTGAATTCTGTCCAAGTAATGTGTGGATCATCTTCTTTTGAGTACTTAACATAGGATAAAGTAAACGATTCAAGTATCATCTTCAAAACCCTAGCAAATATCTCATGTATGACTGTTTCGGACTCAGCAATGTATTTATCTAACTTACTTTCAATTTCCTTCTGATTCTTCATCGTTATCATCTACTTTTTCTGAAGTATCTTGCGTGTAAACAACACTTTCAGCGTTCATTTGTTCTAATTCTTTTTCTACATCCGTTACAAAAGGATGATGTGATAAAAGTGTCTTTTGGCTCAACATAGTTTGTGACCTGCTGACAATATCAGTTTGTTCTAATTCATTAACCAATCTATTATAGTTAAAAGAAACATCAAACGTTTTATATTCATCTGCATTCAAATCATAAAACTTCAAAATAAACCAAATCAAATTTTGGATTGCAACATGTGTTTTACGTGCTAAAGGTTTTACTTTTAGATCTAAGTTTCCATACAAAAACTTAATAGAAATACCGCTTGGACTGTTACCGAGTTTATCTTGGGAAAAATCAACACCACGTCCGAATTGAATTAAATATTCTTTCATGTTTTGTAGATACTCTAAAGATGATTGGACTGGGACATCTACACGTATTGTGTCTACATCGCCGTCATGTGCTACATTAATTGCTTTATAATGCTTGAGATTTACCATAAATTCCCTCAAGTCTTCCCCTTCGTATCCTTTTAAAATATGGATAAGGTCAGTTGATTCATCAAAAGTATTTTGTAAATCCGAAATCCTTTTATTAATTGCATCTATAATTGCTTTATAGCGCCAAATATCGCCGACATTATCGCTGTTGTTTTTAAATTCTACAAAAGGGACGCGTCCCCACGATTCGTTATCGTAATGTGTTGTATATGGTTCTTCGTATGAATAATCTAATACAAGACTTCCACCATGCATTTCATAATAAGTAACATCTTCTTTCGTCCAATACTCGACTTTTAACACATCATCTGAGATGTAATGACGGATAATAGCATCTAACTCTTTGCATTTTCTGTCTGCCCATATTGGTATAATTTCTTCCGTAGGAATTTCGACAAAGTTAAATCCTCCGTTTTCGTCAATATAAATGTGCAACCAAGAATTCCCTTTATTAGAAGTGTTTTTTAAAATATCTATTAAATCATCGCTGAAATCGTCATCAAGATGTTCATTTACTAACTGATTCAACTTATTGTTTTGATGTGTAATAGTCGGTGGATCACCCACCATATATTCGACTTTTTGGTCTACCATATTAGCATGATAAGCTGTAGGTATACGCCAATCAGGTTTAGTTTTATCAATGATTCCATCAAAATTATGAGGAGGTTCTGCAAAGATAATATCAGGCTCATTGTCGTAATATCTTTGACCAGTTAATATCATAGGTATTTCTGTTTTATGATTGTTAATCAATTTCATTAACTGTTCCACTTCAAAAACCTTATTTTTCATTTCTAATTCTTCCATAATTCTTTCGCCATAAGGCTTTTCATCAGGTAAATAAATATTAATCACCGCCCTTTAGGTTTTAAAATACTAATAGATGACTGACGCATGTCACGCTCTAAGGCGTATCTTGTAGCGTCAATAGTATGATTGTCTTTATCCTCTAATCGAGGTTTTATATTACCGTCTTTATCCGTCTGATAATCGATGTTTTCGAATTCTTTTGCTATATTAGGTGTTCGATTAGGATCTATAACAATAGCTTCTAAATCATTTAACCATTGCTCACCGTATTCCACGCTATCCGGACCTTTCTTAACCGCTTTTACACGTGGTATGTTCTGTTCTATTTTTAACTCAGCTATAGACTTGGGTTCTGCACTGTCACAATAGATGTCATCATTCTGATAACCTTTCTTCTTAATCCACTGTGCAATCTCCCTATTGCTTATCTGTACGCCATAGTGTTCATCCATAGCGTATATAATGCGTTTCTTCTTGTCATAATGCCACCTAACAAACGCTAACGGGTCTGTAGCATAACCGAAGTCAATCGCATTGCGTATATTATCGAATGTATCAAACTGTTCTTGAGGTATTGTTTCAATGCGTAAATTGTTGAATGGTACAACACCACTGCCAATCGCTTCACCTAAATACTCCCAACGGTAACGCAACTCATTTATTGCTTTAGCTGCCTTTGCTTCTTCAATAAACTCTTTGGCTATGAAAGGGTTATTCAAGTAAGTTGAATGATGAACAAACGTATTATCAGGTTGGAATGAAGATTCATATTTTTTATTAACCCACGACTGCTTTCGTTTAGGTGGGTTGTACGTATAGAAAAACTTATAAAAAAGACCATTATCCAATTCACCGCGTAATAGTGAGTTAGTAATGGTCGTCACTTCATCTTCTGTTTTAAATTCTGCTAATTCCTCTATCCAAGCTATCGCATAAGGGAATTGAGCGTCTTTCAATGATTTAATACGTTCAGGGTTCTGCGCCCCTCTGAACACCATTTTATTACCTCTGGGAACATATGTGATTTCCATAGGCGATACCTTAATCTTAAACAAATGTGATACACCCATAACGTTGATTGCCCATTTAATCTGTTCAAACACTGACAAAGCTAAAGTGTTGTCTATCTTACGTAATATCAATGCGTTCACTGGATAACGCATAATCAACAGTACGATAATAATAGCAATGTCAGATGACTTACCTGAACCACGTCCGCCCTTAGCTATAATGTTTAACTTACCTTTATCCTTTGCTGCATGCCATAAGGAATGAAAGTGTTCAGGTATTAGTTCACTTAACTTCACTCTCATTAGATATCATCCACGAATTGAACCGATCCAGTGTGTTCTACTTCTTGTTTCTCAATTGGATTATATCCAGTACGATCTAAAATATCTTTTGCTGCTTGAAACTTAACTAATTCACTTTTAGCATTTAATAAACTAATCATTGTTTGCAACGCCTGCGGTACAGAACTTTCTAAATGATGCGCTTGATAAGCCATTAAGCCTGCTTTGAATTTGTCATTTGTTTTCCATCTACTGATAGATGGTTGTGGCGTGTTAATTTCAATCGCTATTTCCTTGTCGCTTAAATCCGTTTCGTTTTTGATACGTATATACTCTCTTTGTTTTTTTGTTAATTTCAGATAATCTTCAAAATTAACACCGTTTAACATATTAGTCATCTTATACTATCACCTACTTTACGTTATTAACTCTTTAAATTTTCTTATTAAAAAAAAAAACGTCCATTTAAGGACGTTAGCATTTTATCTACAGATTCTTTTCTCTGAATTCTTTCATTAATTCGTGCATTTTGTTTTGGTTCTTTTCTATAGATTCCAGTGCTTGCTGTTTTTGTTCTTTTTCTCTCTTTCTGTCTTCTTTTCTTTTTATTGCGGTTTCTTCATCAAATAAACCAACTAAATTTATACTTTCTACATATTTAGTATCATAAATAATTGTTCCATCTTCTGATTTGAAAAAGTAATATTCTTTGTCTTTTATTATGTTTATTACTTCACTTTCTTCAAATTCATCCTCATCTACAATTACTATTTCTCTAAATTTTTCACCTGATGCCATTGTACAAACTATTTCTAAAAAATTTTCGTTTTCGTTCAAAATTCCCATTCCAATACCTCCATAATTTTATTGAATTACAGTCATATATACCCTTATAAATAAAAAAGACACCCGATTTGGCTATCGGATGCCTAAAATTATTTAGGGAGGTTGTTGAGTCGTTTGTCATGGCTTTGTAGAATTTCTCTACACTATCATAATATCATCAAATAATACCCTCTATGCACACCGGATGCACATCGCTATTTCATTCCAACCTCTAAAGCTACTGCTCTCACAAAGTTTTTGCGTATTTTACCTGCCGTATTACGGTGCATAAAACACTCTTCGGCAATATGTTCCATTTTCATATTTTTGTTAGGATTCCAGTATTTCAAGCGTATCACTTGTTTGTATTCCTCAGGCAATTTGTTATAAGTGCTTTCAATCGCTTGAACCATTTCTTCTTGATTACGTAACATCTTATTCGTCATAAGTCTTGTAGCCATGACTTCTGTTGTACGTGTAGGCTCCCCTTTCTGCAATGGGCCATATACAATATTATCATCAACCTGTTGAGTAGGATTGAGTATTTCAAGCCTCAACTTCTTAATATCTTTCTTAGTTGCTTCAAGATTATAAATCTCACTTTCAATGTATCTAAAAGTCGCAGGTTCAATTTTTGTCAATGCGCTTTTCCTCCCTTAAGTTACCAATAATAATGTTTTTTAACTTTAGTTCTTCATTCAACTCTCTATTCGCCATATAAAGCACAAGAGAGAGCAGAGCGAAGAGTATGGTTAATGCTATCCACATCAATCACTCACCTCTGCTTTTAAATCATTAAGATGTATGTGATCGTTTATGTTAAAGTCTGCAGGTGCTTCCACATCATCGTTCTGTGTACGGTAAATAATAAGTTGTTCAGTGATGTATTTAGCTGCTTCGTATAGCGTAAGCGTTAAGATTAGTTTGAGTATTGGTTTAATCATTAGTATCATCTCCAGTGTCGATTAAACTAGGTATTAACTTGAGCATAGCCCTTAATTCATATCCGTTCATGTTAGCTAATATAGGACTGTAAAATTTACTTTCTTTATCATTGATGGCTTTGATAAACTCACCTTCAATTTTTTCTTTTTCTTCAGGCGCACTGTCTTTATATCTTTTTATTATCTCAGTGTATTTTGGGGGAAACTTCATTTTAGGAATATTAACCATTGTTTACCTCCGAAAAGTTATTTGTATGTTTGTATCCGCAATCTTCGCATTGTCTTATAGTCATACCTACCAAACCTCTAAAGTAATATTTTTCAGTTTCATTATTTAGGCTTTTACATCTAGGACATTGATAAAATGTTTTATGTTCAAAGTAATCATTGTATTGTAAAAATCTACCTTCATCTACATTTACTGTAGTTATACCGTTTTTAAATAAAACTTCATCTTTGGTCATATCTTTATTTTCATATGCTTCCATTCTACTCACTCCCGTTCCTGGATTACTTGTTTAGCACTTTCCAATATGCCTAGCGCCCTGATAAAGTCCATTTCAGACCGTGTAACATATTGTTCAGTCGTACCATCGTTCATATCTCTATTGATAATAACGACAATCTCATCATCTTGTTGTACTTGACTCCAGACGTCTATTAAAACTTGTTTCGCGTTCATGTTTACCTCCTAAAAGCAAGGCGGACGAACCGCCAAGCTGTTATACATATCCTGTGCTTCCGAACCCGTTTGTACCACGTGTGCTTTGTGTATCAAATTCAGTGACTTCCTCTAACTCTGGTGTCCAAATAGGTACAATGACTAATTGAGCTAGTTTATCGCCTTTGTTGATTTTGTATGTTCTTAAAAATACATGGTTATCTGTAGTTTCTAAAGGTTTCCCGTCTATACCTTTGAAATGTAATCCAATTTCATTTGTTTGTTGTTTATCATTCTTAATGTTAATCCCCATGTTCCCATGAAAGCCTGCGTCAATCTTGCCTGTTTCTATAACTAAGTGTGTTTTACTGCTTACACCACTTCTCGAAGTAAGCAATCCCACATAACCTTTAGGAATGTTAACTGCTAGATCAGTTTTGATCACTGCTTTTTGTTGTGGCTCAAGTATCACTGTTTCTGCTGCATAGATGTCGAAGCCTGCGTCTAAACGGTCGCGTTTCGGCATTGTTGCGTTTTCAGATAATAATTTGATTTGTAGTTTAGTCATTGTTTGTGTCCTCCATCTGCTCAAACATTGATTGAATAACATGCAGAACCATTGTAGCTAAATCATTTTTTATATTATTACCATCATATATACCTTCCAACGTATCGCATAGTGAACATGTTCCATAAAAATCAGTTGTTTGAATATCAGGTACACCTTCTACCTTAGATTTAAATGTGCAATATATTTCACCAGTCCAATCACCTTCAGTTTCAACAATAGGTGTTGTATCATGTGTATCTTTCAAAACTAATTCTGCTGCTATTTCGTGTAAATCTTCATAACTATAATACACAGTTTCATCTATATATTTTTCAATTTGTTTAGTAGTAATACCTTTCGCATTTTCAATCATTTCTCTCATCCTCCACTTTTGATACTTCATATCTAATTCCACTCAACACTTCACTATCTGGTTCGCCTTCTGCTTGTTGGTCGTCAATCATCTCTTTAATGCGGTCAAACGCCTTTGCCTTTTCCAGCACTTCCACATGTTCGCGATAAATATCTTGATGTGTTTGCATGTGTGGGTATTTTTCCGCCAATGCTTTAGCACCTTCTACTTGTTTTTTCATGTATTTGTATCTCATTCCAATCCCTCCTTTTCCGACCACATGTACGTTATACTGCCATCTGGATTGATTTCTCGGAAAGCTTGGCTAACTGATTCTACTCTGAACAAGTCCTTTTTTTGTATATTTTCAACCTTAGAAATATATCCATATTCGTCAAAATATACATAACTTCCATTGTCACTGTAAAAAGTCACGTCTGTCTTATTTTTGTACCAAGCCCACTGTACAAGTTCTGCAAAGTCCAATATCTTTTTTGTTGTAATTGTTACCATTTTATTCATCCTCTCTTCTGCAATCTTCGCAAGTCACTGGATGACCAGGTACTTCCTCATTTTCTTCGATAGTCAATCCGCCACATACTTCACATAAAATACCTTCTAAAATCATTTCAGTTATTTCGCCCATTCCAATTCCTCCTATTACGTTCATAATCGGTTCTTTCAGCTAACACAGTGATGCGTGTAGGGCTTGCATCAATCACAAACACCTTTACACCTCTGCGTTGTAACTCTTGCTCTAGCTGCGTTAAACTACGTCCTCGTGTGTCTGCCATCACAAAATTCCTTCGTCATTGAATTTATGATTTAGTGATTGCCCTTGCTCTAATTGTTCAACAATTCTCTTGATACACAGCTTTGCATGCTGCTCACGCATGTTATCCACATATAACTCGCCTGTGCATGTATTCAATTGAGTATTTGCGTATTTAAGCGCCTCTTTTAAGGTCATTTAAAGCCCCTCCTTGAGACGTTGCGCATAATCGATGATTTTATCCAGCTCTTTATCTAATGCGTCTTTACGACCCAGACTTGTTGGATATTTAATAAGATTAAACTTCATTGCGCCTCTGAACTCTTCGGGTGTAAAGTGTTGTCTAAAAAATTCGATAACATCAATATCACCTGTCCCTTGATAATGTTCAGGAATGTTTTTGCAATCTTCAAAATGTTCAGCTTTCTTATCGAAGTAATCCTCATCAGTAAGCTCGAACGGGTCTTCAATGCCATCTAACTGTACTATGACTGATTGTTTGCCAAGTCTATCAACTTCTCTGATAACGACACCTGCGTGTCCGCCCTGCACATTCAATCCTCTGTACTGCCATAAGATAATACGATCATCTCTTCTTAAATCTTTAATCTCGTTCATCTAACGCACCGCCTTTACCATTAAATCATTTTCACATAAGTGTAAGTACCAAGGACCAGCTTCTACACTCTGCGGTGTACCGTCATATAACCAAGGACGCTCTGCTCTTTTGCGTGCTTCTGCTTGTTCTGCTAATTTATTTTTCTTTTCTATTTCGTCTACGTTAAATGTTGGTTTATGTTCTTCAAGATAATATTCAAAGTCTTCTCCTATAATTTCTTCAAAGCTCTTGCCTTCTTGATACTTTTTATTGATTTGGTATCTTTCAATCTTGATTTTCTGCATCTCATTCAGAGGTACATATAAAGTTACATCTGGAAAATCTCTTCTCCAATAAATAGAACCCCATTTAGTTATATAATCTCTACGCAGGGTAGTCGCTTCTTCCTTACTCCATCCATGGTTCATGCGTTTTTCGACCAGCAATAAATTCAAGGCCTTGCATTTAATCTGACGCATGTCTTCTGGTGTCAACGCCACCGCTTTATTATTTACATAAATTGTATTTCTAGACATTACCTTAACCTCCTACAATAACCGCTCTACATCTGTGACTTCTAAGTCATCCATGTAGGCTTCTGGTTCCTTATGAATTTTATTGATCAAACTATCTTCCATAGCTTGTGTATTTTCATGTTTGTGAAATGTATCTTTGACTTTAGCTGTAAATGTCACTGTGCATTTGAATTGCATTTCTACATCGTCATTGTCGATATTCAATTAATCTACCTCCTCGATTTCCATGATGATTTTAGCTTCATTACCGTATTGCTTTAAGGTTCTTACATCTACAATCTGGCCATCATCTTTCCACAAGTGCTTATTACCGGCATCTAAAACAGTTTTCATCAAATTATCTACATCAGGTTTTGTATCCTTATACTTACCGACCATTGCCAAGCGTTTTTTCTTACTCCAACTTTCAGGTGGTGTAAAAATAAACTTCAACGTTACAATCACGCTATTTTCCAACATAAGTTTAGGCATCTGCTTTTGTATAAAGTCTTTATGCGCTGTATAAGTTGCAGGCATATACGTTTGTACAAAGTTACCTCTTTTACTGAATCTAGGTCTCGGCGACCCTATAGGTGCTTTATGTGTTTCATTAAAACTAATTTCTATTTCCATAAGACACCTCTATTTGACGCACAGCGGGCGTTGTACGACGTTTGTTACATTGGTATAGGAATAAGTCGTACAACCTCTTAGCGTTGCCCTGTGCTTGTGTAATCATCATCTCCGCAAACACTGAACTGCAGTTAAGATGACGCATGATATATTCTTTAGTTAACATCACCATGAGTTTCTCTCCCTGTAATCATCACCTAACATCCGTACCGTTCGTGCATTGTGTTTCATACGTGAGTTGATACGTTGCCAGTTCATGTTTTGATTTAATTCTTTATCACTGAAATTAGTAGTAAAGATATTGTTTTTGCCTGTGCGGTTATCGACAATACTGAATAACTTGTTTAATGTGTGTTCTGTATTTTCAACACCAACATCATCAAGCACAAGCAGATCAATACTACTTAATAATTTGACTAGTTCATCTGTCGTTTCTATTGACTCTCGGTTATACGTCGCCTTTATTCGTTCCATTAACATCGGTATATGCATAAATGCCACTGAATACCCTTCTTTTTTAACTGCTTTTGCTATCGCATATGCTAAATGACTTTTTCCAGTACCGTATGAACCTTGAAGTATTAATGATTTAGGGTTATCAGTAGAAAAGGTTTTAACATATTCAATAGCTGTGCTCTTTGCTTTCTCTTGGTCCTTATTTTTAGGTTTATAGTTACGTACTGTAGCATCTTTAATTGATGCATTTACTGTAGATTGCCTAAAAATTCGATTAACAGCTTTTTGTTTGCGTTGCTTTTCTGCTAGCTTGCCCGCCTCAATCATCTTGCATTCACAACCATCTCTGAATTCATAACCACTTTCAAACTGGTGTAGGTCGTACTTATTCCCGCACTTTTCGCAATAAAGACCATACTCAATATTTGCAGCCTCATATTTCTTAAGCTTTTTCTTCAGTTGAAGATTAAATAATTTTCTCATTTGGTTTCACTCCTAATCCCAATAACTAGGATCGTATTTCATTCTTTCTAGTTGGTCTGCACCACTTAATTTAGGTGTTTGATTTTTATAATTATCAAAGTTTCCACTGAACAATGTTTTAGGTCGTAAATATTCTTCCATCTTCGGGTTGTCTTTCCATTGCGCAGTCATATTATCGATTACTGTAAAGAAATCTTCTTTTGAATTATCTTCATTGAATCTGGCACGTATTAGTTTTTGATTTGCTTTTGATTTGTGGCTAAACCTCTTACCAGTCTTTTCGTTAAGATAATCTATAATTTCTTTATATGGGATGTGTGTCGGGTTGCCCGACAATATATTTAAATCATTATTAGTAAAGTCATTATTAGTGGAGTTATTATTAGTAGTGTCGGGTTTTCCTAAGTGGGAATCTCCTAAGTAGGAATTTCCTAAGTGGGAATTTCCTACTTGGTTAGCTAGTTTAAACACTTGATACTCATACTCTTTAAAATGTCCTTTTTCATCTCTGATTCGGGTCCGACATATATATCCTGCTTCTTCCAATTCCTTAATCCCTGTTTTTAAACTATCTCTACCATCTGTAGCATGTTTCTTAAGTTCCGTTTCGTAAATTTTCCAATCATCAGGCCGACTTAATAAATAAAGTAGTATGCCTTTAGCTTTCCAACTTATATTAGAATCGTGTATAAAAACTTTGTGTACTGTTACAAAGTTTCCAGACTCTTTATGAACTCTAAAGGTTGCCATTATTGCATTCTCCTTTCTGGTATAATATTTTTTGAGGTGAAAAATATGTTTTGGTTATCTTTAATCGCAATTATTATTTCTGCAATTTCGTTAGGTTTAACTATTTACAAATACTATATTGATTACAAAGAAAATAAGTTGAAATTATCAGCGGACTTACAAAATCACTTTGTTGCCAGTACAAGAAATGTTTTTGAATTTAATTTTGTAAACGAAACTAAGTATCCAGTATCGATCACAAAGATTGTTTTAATTGATAATCATAGAAATTTAAAAATTAAATCGTTACAAAGCAAAACATTACTTACAAAAGGAAAATATATAAGAAACGAAAGCAGTTCTTTACCTATTAATTTAGGTTCTTATGAAGCATACAAAGCGTTTGTTGTAATCGATTCAAATACGATATTAAATTCGTATGACTTTGAGATATTTACTAGTAAGGGGATTTTTACAACTGAACTATCAGGGAAACTACCGAAAGAACAATCGCTATCAAATTTAGGGAAATTAACGATAAATAAATGATGTGGTCTTTTTTTGTCATTTTGATTCTCCTTTCAACATTTTATTAAGCCGATCATCAACTTTTATCCAACTGTTCTCTAAATGGTATTTCTTATCGAAACTTTCAACGCCCATATTATGTTGAGACTGATGATGCTCTCTGCATAGCGCTAACACTTCATATTCGTAATGGTCCATTGTCTTACGGTTCTTACCTCTACCTATTGCGTAATGGTGTGCAAGGTCTGAATGAGGTTTACCGCAGATAATACAGTTACGGTTGACTGTAGACCAGTACAAGAAAGATTTATCTTGTTTAAGCAGGTCGCTTGTTTTATAAGCTAATGGAATATTGTTATGAAATATCCAATCAAGCGTAACTTCTATGATTTGGTTTGCTTGGGTACGTGTACAGTCGCTTAATGATATGTGTTTGTCGTAGCCGTAGTAAGTCCGAACGAACTCTATAAATAAATGCCTCATATAGTCCATTGGTTGTCCTGTATGTGCTTCTATGTCTTTGACAAGCGCAAATATCTTACGACGTTGCTTGCCAGTAATTTTAAACGGATCTACGATTTGAACATCGACTTCTACTTCTAAGCCATTATCGAGTAGTAGCGTCTCTTTGTTGCCAAGTTTTACATTCTTGATGACGGCAGTAATTGTACCGTCATCTTCTTGAATGTAATTAGTGATTCTTTGCATTTAAAACCACTCCTAGAAAGGTAAATCATCCGTATCCATATCAAAGTTGTTGCTATTATTGAATGGATTTTCGCTTTGAAGCGCCTTCTCTCTTTGCTGCACTTGGTTATTTGATTGGTTATTGTTTGAGGCTTGTGCATTCTTAGGTTCTAGGAATTGCACACTGTCACATACGACTTCCGTAACAAATACTCTTTGTCCTTCCGCATTCTCATAACTTCGTGATTGTAAGCGACCATCGATACCTGCTAAACTTCCTTTATTCAAATAATTATTGACGTTTTCTGCTTGTTTACGGAATACAACACAGTTGATAAAGTCCGCCTGCTGCTCTCCGTTTTTACTCTTAAAATTACGGTTGACTGCTAGTGTGAATGTTGCTACATCTACACCGCTTTGCGTTGTTCTGAATTCCGGGTCTTTTGTTAAGCGACCTACTAATACGACTCTGTTTAACATTATTCATTCTCCTTTGCTTGTTTTGACCAGTTATCTAATTTTTTGATGCATACAGTGATTTGACTATTACTTAAACTCTGAATATCGTTGATACCTAGTTGTCGCTGCACATCATCAACACTTACTTGTTTTCCTACAGATTGCATGAGTTCGCTGAATTTCAACATTTCTTCTTTTAATGTCCCAATCGCTTTAGCATCTGGTTTGGTATATTGCTCGCGCTTTTGTTTAGCATCCGCATCATCCTCATCAGTAGGGATATTGAAGAACTTCATTAAAAAGTAACGTTCAGAATAAGTTAGTGCAGTACCATGTGCTTTAGAAACGTCATCTTGTTGTCCTACTGCAAAAAACGGAACTTCTAATTTTTCTTCTGGCTTATCTGCATTGATCCATACATATGTCAATTTCATTTCGACGACAAATTCAGATGTTGTGACTTCTCTATTTGCTTTTTTATTGAACCTCGTAACTTCAATTTTTTTATAGTTTTCTTCTGTTGTACTAGGAACAAGCAATAAATTATGTTCAATCATTTTACTTCTGATTCTGTGTAATACTTGCGAACCACTAACATATGAGTAGTTGTAGCCTTTAGTATCTTTAGTGAATCCATCTATATTAGCTTTAACGTCAGCTATTTTCTGGAATAGGTTCATTTCTTGCGTCATATGCGACCTCCTCATATTCAGTTATTTCAGTTACCGTCTTTTTTATTGCAGTATGGAATGTCATATCTACCGCTGCATCTTCCATTCCGTTGAACTCTCTAGCGTCACTACGACTGGTTGAATATTTGATTGTAGTGTTTTGTTCAGTGGGTCTGTTTGTAACATATAAGTTGGTATCAGTAATCTTAATAAGATAGGTAACTGTGGTCTTACTCATCGATATTCAACGACCCTTCCACGTCTATTTCGTCCAACTGCTCGTAAGAAGCTAATTTACGTTCTAATTCTTCGATTGTCGCTTCTAAATCCTCTAATTCAATACGCAAGTTGTGACAAGTTTCTTGCAGATCCTCTATTTGTATATTTTTGCGTTCATTGCTACGAATCAAATTATCGTATGTTTCTAAACTAATTGTGATATATTCTTTAGTCATGATTGACTACCTCCAATAATTTTTGTAAGCTTGAAGTGGATAATTTTCCTACTCTTTTGACTTTGACTGTTAGCAATTCATGGTTGCTAGCAGTCTTTTTTAATACTTAATCGTAAATAACGTAATATACTCTTCGCCGTCATCGACTGCTTCCTCTGTTTCATCTTCTTCGAAGTACCAGACATCGAAGAACAGATAAACTGCTAACGATAAAAGCAATGACCATGCTGCTGATATAATGAAATCTTGTGTAATTAGTGTCAGTGTGAATGTGCTTGCAAAGCAGAATGCGTATGCGATCCAGAATGATTTCATTGCTTCATCTCCTTAAAATTCATCTCTATACTTACGTAAAAACTCATATGCTTTCGGACCGTCAAACGACCAGTTGCGTTTGTTTCCTTTCGGATAACTCGCAATGCCTTCACTTTCTAAAATCTTTCTGAACTTAGGATTAAATAGAATCTTGTCATCCACACTGTTGTTAGATTTAAATGGCGAATGATCAATAAATTCTTTTTTAGACCATGTTGCTTTCTGCTGGTTCATCAACAACTGTGAGTGAATATCTTTTTCAATCAATACATATTCTTCTGGAATATTGATTTGCACACTGAGTGTTTGTGTCATAAGTGGTGCCTCCTATCTGGTATAATTTAATAAAAAAGGTGATTATCTCATGGAATTTTTTCAATCTTCTTTATTTTCAAATGCTATTGCTTTTTTAGCGTTAGCTGCGTCAATCTATTCAATCTTTTATACTCACTCTCAAAATAAGTTTCGCTTTTCGGTAACAAGTATTTTCATTGACGAAAAGGATAATTATATTGACTTTAGTATTGTGATTGTTAACAATTCTCAAAGCTCTCAAGTTCTAAAGAACTTAATCTTTTTAGATGAAAATTTTAATGCTATAAATCCCATAAACATTGACCTAGAAGAATCTGACATTGAAGACGACTCAATCTTTAATCCGGAAATATTTAGCAACTTATCAGAACGTTTATTTTTAAATGAGCAGTTAAATAAACCAGAGTTAATGTTGCCGAATATCCCTCAAGAATTTAATTACATTTTTTATACAGTTCCTAAATATATAAAAATCATTTCTAATGAGCGTATTAACAGGTTTCACAAGTACGTTTTAATCTCTACCGATTCTTATCAGCATGATTAAAATTGCTATATTCATAATCAAGTGGATAACGAGTAATAGATTTGTCATAATCATTTGATATTCTCCTTTCGTGTATTGGCTGAATATACTTTTAATAATTTATTCAAAGGACTTTAGTTTTTTCACTAACTCATCAGTATCAACATTTACTTTCACTTTATATGTTGGTCTTTTAGTAGCATTCCTAATCTCTTCCGCCAAGATGACGATTAGGAGCGCTATTTTGATTGCTTTGAGTTTGCTCATATTGTTCCACCTCCTTTAATTCCGCTCAATTGTGGGTAGGGTGTTGTTACTCATCTTCTCCATCTAAGTCAAAATGTTGTCCGATTTGGTCAATCGCCCATTCGATCAATGATTCAAGATGTTCCTCTCTGTCTACTTCATATGTGTGTTCGATAGTTCCTATCCCTCGCACAGGTGTTGTGTCGCCATGTAGAAATGTTGGACCTTTATCCTGCTTAGCAACATACAAAGTCAGTACAATGTCATTTAATTTTTCTTTTTGTTCTGGTGTCATTTACACTCCTCCTAAATTAGCTTCATAACCGAAGTCAGTCATGATTTCATGTATTTTCAATCTACCTTTTTGAGTCCATCTAGTTTGTAAAACTGTATCCTCTCTACCGTCAGAGCGTACAATTGGTATAGTGTCTGATTCTGTATAGCTTTTGCCCATATGCTCTGAGTAAAGAACCCACTGTTTGTTCACTTTTCTTTGTAATCTAGCTTCATGCAGCAACTTATTTAACTTTTGCGCTGAAATACCGTAGTCTGCTGCGATTTGTGTTGTAGCCAATGTCCCAGTCGACTTTAATATTTCATCGACATAGTCTGCTTTGGGTTTTAGCTCTCCGATTTCTTGTTGTAAAAGTAAATTTTGTTCTTTTTCTTTCTTATACTCAGTCAACACTGTAATGATGTAATCCGGATTCTGTAACGTTTGTTCAATCACACTGTCCGTTGCGTAGATTCCATGTTTGCGAATTGCTGGTAGAACTTCTGATGTTACCCATCTCTTGAAGCGTTTTGCTGATTCTAATTTTGATGAGAAGATCAAACTGTATAATCCTGATTCATTAACTGCAGTAAGTCCTCGATTTGGCAAGTTTTCTAAAGTCGTGTTTCGCGACGTTAGAATTTTCTTATCATCTTCATCAACGTGTTTATTTAATGCATCGCGTGTATTTGAGTATCCTAAAACTTCCGCTACATCTTTACCTACAAAATATGGTTCGTCGTCTACTGTTAATGTTCTTACTGGTAAATCTTCAAAATTGAAAATTTGTAATTCTTGCATATTGTTTATGCTCCTTTCGTGTATAATTTATTTATCAACCTAAGGAGGTGATAAATATGGAACAAGTGCACGCTTGCCTTTTAGGCGAATGGGTTAATCTTCATGATGACGAGCATTGCAAAATGGGGCCGCGTATGACTTCTCCATCTATATGGTGGGAAGAAAACGCTGAATTATGGTCTCCAATTCAAAAAACAGAAGCCGATACAATGTATCAACAGGACTACATCATGATTAATTACAAAGGTAGAGACTACCGCATTCATCCTGTATTTATTCAAATAGTTACTTCATAATTTTTTGTTGAGTTATAATGTTTTTTATCGCCTCAACATCTTGGTCGTCGAGTTGCAGCTCGGCGGCTTTCTTTTTAAATTGAGTTTCAATAATTTGATTGATTTCATACCATTGTCTTGGTGTGAATTGTTTTCGGAATTCTAAAAACTGTTGAATTGTCTTTTGCATTGTTTTATCCTCCTTTTAAGTTGTTTGTTCGATTGTGGGTAAGTCATTACTAAGTTGTAATTCGTTCAATCTCGCATGCTCCTTTCTGTTGTATACTTGTATATCTCAATTCAAAATGAATTTAATTCCATATTTCGTGCTATAATCCTTTTATCGCTACTGCGGTAGTGGGTGGTGATAAGATTGAAGAATAATTACAACCTTAGTATCAATATTAGAAATGCTGGTAAATTCAACGGAACACCAAGTGAATTTGTAGATGGTAGTAAAGGCGTTCGCTTAACTTACGAAAATGGGTTGATTGTAACAATCCACGTTGACGGCAATAATATTGATATACGTTCAAGTCACCGACTAATTTTGGTTGATGAAAATTCTTTAACTTTTGATGTTGATATGAATACCAAAAATCCTAAATGATTTTTTTACCATTAACAGTTAAAGACAGTTTGTTTTGATTTTGGAGATGTAAGAGGTCTATTGTCGATATTAGTTCCTCTTCGCTCCATTTTTCTTTTTCTGCTAGTTCGATAATTTTGATTGCTATCTCATGTATCTTTTTTAAATCTTGCATGCGGTTTCCTCCTCTACTCAAAATCTTTAATTGACAAATTTTCAATACGTTTTTCGTAACGATATAAATAGAAACCTTTTATCATTTCATACATTCTTGCAGCTTCTTCATATTCTTTTTCGCTTAAGTCTGAGTTGAGCGTTACTCCGAACGCTGATAATGTAAGCTTTCTTATTAAATCGTGTATTTCACTGGCATATGTTTTATAGTGTTCGAGACACCCTAATCCATGTTCATATTTTTTAAGTGATAAAGGATGTCCTAATCCAATTCTGTCAGTACTTCTTAGTTGCTTTGTGAAGTCAAACTTTTTATTGATTACATCAAAATCCTTGTGGTCAATTTTCACTTTATTGAATATTGCACCTGAGCTGATTGTTTTCTTACCGTCCAACCTTTTACTTACTTCGCGTTCTACAATTTCAATCAATTCTTGTTTTGTTAATGTGATTTGCTCCATTGTTTCCTCCTATTAAGTTGATACTTTTTGTTTATCGCCTACCAAAACGTATTTAAAATACGATTCTTCTTTTAAAAAAATAATCTCATCGATGGAGACGTTAAGTGCTTTTGCTATTTTAAAAGCATCTTTAGGTTTAATCATTTCAGGATTATTTTCCCAAATATTATATGTTGATGGAGAAATACCAATAACTTTAGCTAGTTCTGGTTGTGTGTATTTTTTTCTAGATCTCCATTCTTTCAACGTAAGTTCTGTCATGTGTGTCACCTCTTTCTCTCAAGCTCTGACCAAAGTGTATCGTATTTTAAATACGTTTGCAAGTGTTTTTTGTAAAAACTTTTGATTTTTCCGTAAATAAATTTCGAAATAACGTATTTTAAGTGTTGCAATTACGATTTTTCATAGTATAATAAAGGTGTCGAAAATATCACATATAAGGAAGGTAATTAAAATGGCTTTCAAAAATTCCATCAAAGAAATCAGACTTAAAAATAAACTTTCAAAAGTTGAAATGGCAAAGAAACTAGATGTTTCTGAAGGTACCATAAGAATGTGGGAAAATGGCAAGAATGAACCTAGAATGGGTATGGTGGAAAAGATTTCAAGTTTGTTTAATGTTTCTAAAGGTTATCTTTTAGGTGAAATTGATAGCGTAGCTTTGCCTGAATTTGAACAAGATGTTGAACTTTCGTATTATGGCAAAGTTTCTGCTGGTAATTTTGAAGAAGTAGCAGTTGAATCATCTAAAATTAAAGCCCCTTCTTCTATATTCAATGGACGTAAACCAAGCGAATGTATCGCGTTGCAAATCAATGGAGACAGTATGAATAAAATACTTGCCAATGGTTCATACATAGTCGTACACGATTATAGAATTAATCAAGATTACAAATTAAATAGTAACGATATTTTAGTATTACGTTTAGGTGGAGAGTACACAGTAAAGCGTGTTAGACGAACTGAAACAAAGCTGCATTTAGATCCAGTAAGTTATTCAGATGAATTTAAGACAAATTCATTCGACTTAGAATCTATTGATGAAATAGAAGTAATTGGAAAAGTGATTTATAACTATCAAACATTTGAATAAAAAGGAGAAACAAAAATGAAAATCAAATTACTAGGAACATTAGCACTATCATCTGTATTATTACTCACAGCATGTGGACAAGAGGATAATAAAAAAGAGGAAAATAACAAAGTAAGTAAAGTTAATGAAAACAAACCTACTTTTAAGGATAATACTTTAGTTTTGGACCAAGCCACTTTAAAAATTGAAGATATATCTATTGTTCATGACAAAGACGCTAATGAAGATTTATTAGCTTTTAAGTATGAAGTCAAAAACAAATCTGACAGTCAAGAAATCACGCCTCTCAATGTATGGATTGCTGCTTTCGAAGCCATACAAGATGATGAGGATACAGAAAGTAAATTAGAAGTGGGTGTTACACCTAATACAGGTAAATATGAATCATGGAGCGAACACTCTATGGACACAATTAAAAAGAATGGTTCAGCCAAAGGAATTATTACCTACACTTTAAAAACTAAGAACGATGTTGTACTTAAAGCAAAACAAGGTGTTAACGGTAAAGAGCTAGGTCAAAAACGTATTAAAATTGATGATTTGAAAAGAGAAGACTATTCATTAACTCAAGATATTGCAAAGTAATCCCTCCACTCTGGGGCGAAGGAGGTTGAGGATGGAAGAGAACTACTTTCACGATAGATTAGAAGATCAAATTAATTGGTATGATAATAAAAGTATGTCTTGCCAAAAGTATTATAATTTAAACAAATATATACAAATTATTGCAGGCGCATTAATTCCAGCAATAACTCCTTTCTCATTAGTTTTTAATTCTTTAGCTTTTACTATTGCTATATCAATATTAGGTTTACTCATTGTGATATCTCAATCAATCAGTAGTATAAAGAAATTTCATGAAAATTATATTCAATATAGGACTACATGTGAAGTGTTAAAACATGAAAAATACCTATACTTAAATAATGTTGAACCTTATGATAACGAGAAAGAACCGATAAAACTTTTAGTTTCACGCGTTGAATCGATTATTTCTAATGAAAATATTAATTGGCAAACGATGAGACAGGATATTAAGGAGGAAGAAAAATGTTAGGAAAGTTATTTGTAAGTTATAGAGCAGACGATGAAGGTTCACAATACAAAAACTTATTAGTTGGTTGGTCTGAAAATCCAAACAAGCACTTCTTTGATATAAAATTTGAAGATACAAGTATTGGAATAAGCATAAATTCTACAGATGCTTATTATATAAAAAGAAGAATTAAAGAGAAAATCAAAGACTCTAATAAGGTTATATGTATTATTGGAGAAAACACTTGTAACTCAGAATGGGTAAATTGGGAATTAGCAACAGCTTATGACTTAAATAAACCAATTGTCGCAATAAAAATTGATAGACGTTATAAATCACCTATCGAAATTTATGGAAAGAATGTACATTGGGCATATTCTTTTACGTATGAAGCTATAAAAAAAGCACTTCTCGAAGTTTAATCGAGAAGCACTTCATAAGTTTTTTCGAAAATATCGGGTTTGACTGGATATTGCTCTCCGTTTACCCCGGTAATAATCCAGTCTCCTTTTTCAGCTTTCATACGACCTTCTAAAGTATCAATAAAAGTTGTTTTTTTAGCTTTTTCTGCATCAACAACAACAGGTTTTTTTCTAGCTTTTACTTTAGGAGACATTCGTTTCACCTACTTTTTTTATTTATTATAACACGAAAAACGACTATTTAATATTACATGGGTACCTCCCCGTACCCTTATTATTTTTTTACCTTTTTTGAGGAGGAATGTAATATGCGAATGAGACAATACGAAAAAGGCAAATGGCAATATGAATTCAAATATAATAACAAACGCTACCGTAAAAAAGGATTCCGTACTAAAAAAGAAGCTGAATACGCAGGTATAGAGAAGTTAAATGAATTACAACAAGGTTATTCCCCTGATAATACTTTGACATTGCATCAATACTTAACGCAGTGGGTTATTACCTATAAACGTAACTCAGTATCAAAATCAACGTACGGTGGTTATAAAAGTAATTTAAAAATATTAAAATCATTCAAAATAGCAGATATACCGATAGCAAAATTGACACGTCTTGATGTTCAGAACTTCCTTACTGCCTACACAGAAACACGTAGTCAAGTGACTGGCAGAAAAATGCGATCATTGCTTAAAACCTCATTAGATGATGCAGTGTATGACGGGTTAATCAAACGTAATCCTGTGTATAGAATTACATTCAAAGCAGGTCATGAGCCTAAAAAAGAAACAGACAAGTTCATCAGTATAGAAGAATATAAACGGTTAAAAAATAAACTGATGCAAAGTAACAAAAGAATGGATTTGATTTTATTTATCATGATTTGTACTGGTTGTCGTGTGAGTGGTGCAATCAATATGAAATCGAGTTATATCGGTAAAGACCTTTATATTGATGAACAGAAAACAGATTCTTCCCCACGCTATGTGGACGTAGCAAAAGAAGATATGCAGCATATCAGAAAAGTGATTGCTACATGGGCTATCAGTATGGACGGTTATATTTTTAAAGATAGAGGCATACTGCCGAGAGTAAAAAGAGTGAATGCAAGACTTGGAGAGTTATGCGAAGAATTAGATATAAAAAAGATAACTACTCATGCGCTGCGTCACACACACTGTAGTTATCTATTATCACAAGGTGTTTCTATTCAATATATCAGTAAACGTTTAGGACACAAAAATATGCGTATCACATTGGAAGTGTACTCTCATTTATTAGAAGAACAATTCGACGAAGAGAATAACCAAGCAATTGAAGTTTTAGGGACTCTTTAG